CCCCTCCGGTTGGATCGTTGATTGGCGAATCCAATACTGTCTTAGCCCTACCGATATATGCTATACCAGCAGTAGTCTGCAAAGGATCACCCTTCATAACCTGAACAGAAATTGCCGCAGGCACCATCTTCGCAGAATTGAGAGAAGCCTCTCTAAGTGCAGCACTACCATAAAAGTTGGCAGAGCCCCCTCCGGTCGGATCGTTGATTGGCGCATTCAATGCCCCCGCTCCTGCATTAGATGCACCGATGATGGATAACCAACACGTCTCGGTGAACTGATTGCCGGGGCCTTTGAAACAGCCAAAAAGCATAGCCTCCCTTGGGGTATTAACAATGTCAGTAGTCCGTATGACTGTATACCCGCCAACTGCCCGCGGTAAAGGCAGATGGGTAGGGTGCATGGCATTTAAGCTGTGCTTACATATCACACTGATGGATTTCTTAGCCCCATTCCCGTTTCTCCGTTTAGGAAAAGCAAACCGTGTTACTTTCCCCACGCCCTGCTTAATACCATACAAATTCTGACCTCCTTGTTTCTTCTTGAGGATCTTGCGAATAACCAAGCGAGGACGCCTGGTCTTGGCCATGATAATATGCGAATGCTCAGGGGAGCAAGGCTGTAAGAACAGCCGGATGCAAGAGTGCGACTTGTGAAACAAAGGTAGACGACAGCTCCGTCTCGAGTTTCCCTTAAGCCCCCAACTTTGTGAGGAGCTTCAAAATAGGAATAACCCTACAGTACTCCCTCCCTGACAAAGGAGGCACGAATGGAAGAACCCCACACGTGACCGATATCACCGAGGTCGGTAAAACCTCGGTGCCGTAGCCACTTCTCAAAAGCACAGTTAAGGTCACCAGCCCAAAAACTGTAGCACTGGTCCACTAACCAACCTGCCCCATCCCAACTCAAGCATAACACGTCACTTGAAAATTTCAGGAACAAACCAGTTTGGAGACAACGCCATCTAGGTAATCAATGGCGCCTCCCCGCATCGCGGTGGACTCGGAAGGACAACTTTGCACCAGGTAGGCTCAATCCTGGACATGCTCGGTATAAACACATGCGTTGCCTGGCCCTCACGTTTCTGCAGCTCTTGAGGGTTGTCAACCCCTCTGAGGGTAGTCTCCCCAGCGAATCTTGGGTTTTAGAGGAGCAGTTCGTGCACGCAGCACAAACTGCTTCCAATGAGAATGGACGGCGTGATCCGTCTATCGGGACGCAAAGTGGAACCACAGTCCACTACAAAACTGTCGGCTAATGCGCACAGAACCACGCGCTTCGCAAACACGCTTCCAAACGGAAACGCAAATCACTAGGCACATGAATTTTATAAATGCTGTTTTCCGGCGTAAGCTGCGCCCAATGCACTGACTAACCTTGCTGCTCAATATTATCACCCGCTGCTTCAACAACATCGGGGTCAGTGCGCCAGGCCTCCGGAATGAAGTACCTGGCGGCCGCAATATCATAAGGATCAAGCGGCCCGTCGATCGACATGAGACTGGCGACGTCAAAGAGATCGGCTACGCCACCACTCTGTAAGTTGATCAACTTCATGAAGTCATCCTCGGTATCATCCGTCCATAGGGAATTGTCCTCAGCGTCTTGCATCATTTCCCCCAAATTAAAAGACAGATGTTCATCATATTTTCCAGTGTGCTGCATCTGAAGCTCACGGCTGTCAGTCGATAAGCAGGCACCATTCTTGTGGTGACCTAACGCATATCCGCGGAACAACCTACCTATAGGTTTAGCCGTCTCGAGGAAAGCAGTAGCGCGCGAGGCATATGCCTCTGCTCCAATCTGTGTGCAACCCTTACGAGTAGCCGCAAGATGAGAGCATGTCCACGCTGATGAAGCAATATTCCGCAATAACTCCGGCATGATAATATCATCCCTAGGTCCATGTTTGTTGCACAACGCAATATACCCAACAAAAGTCAAAGCCTCATCTGAGACGCGGAAATCAAGCTTCATATGAAAACCCAGCGACTGCCAGTCTTCACGAATTCGTGTCTCATATTTCTTGAGATCATCATCGGTAGACAAAACCGAATCATCTCCCTCGAACCCATAATTCATCCATACGCGTTTACCAGACAACCGTGAAACATGGTTGCGTGTTGCCGGGTTCGCTAAGAGTTTGGGAGCATCTTCCGAGAGAATTGTCAACCATACCACGAGGTTCATAACATAATTAAGAACAGATGTCCCACGGTCGCCAGAACGACGAATCGCTCTGACATCCAAAAAGGACAAAAGTTTCCTACCATTTGGTGCGGTGTCGACTGTCTCCGCTGACCCACGCATCTTCTTACCTTTGCGTGCACGAATCGCAGCATCTGTTACCCAATTGGGCACTTCAATGTCATCTAACAGCAATTTAGCTACATGTTCTATCAATGGATTTTCAATGACATCTCTGATCTCAGGACCCTCGCACGAGTCCCAAGCTGATCCATCACCCATCACGGACGTAAGATCCTTCTTGTTATGCCTGAGATTACGCATTATCTCTTGTACCGCGGCCAGCTTCTTCTGGTGCTTAACATGATGGCCGCGGAAATGGCCCTTAAAAGCTTGACAGCCAAACAGGACATCTTCAATAAACTTGATTGTTATAAGATTGGCCACATTGCCAATGTCACCATCAGAACAAAGTGGCCGCGGTGACTTGCCTCGCACAGGCAGCACCTCATTGCGCTTTACTTGGAATTTGTGTTGTAGCTCAAACAAACCCATCTCGCTAAGTAATCTATCATAAGCTTCGTAGAACCTGGGTGTGGTCCACTTGCCCGATTTCATCAACGCGATCATAGGATTTGCTGCACGCCACGCCCTCACTTTTTCAGCCGTAAAAACGGCCTTGAGGGCTTTGACAGACTCATGTAACTCCTCCTCAAGCCCTGGTTTTGGGTCATAAGGGAGGACTTTCTTCTCGAGCCTCTCAATCAATCCTCTCAGCAAGGCGCCAATCGAGTTTGGCTTCACATCTGAAGGTATCAGGTCTGGTCCAATGGCATAAGCGCCAGGTTTGAGTATCTCCCAGAGACCATAAGGCTTGAAGAGTGGATCAACACGTGCATCGACATGCCTGCCGGTGCCATGCTGGTTTTGCCCCTCACCAATGCCTACCACTTCGTCATAACGTGGTGGTCTCATCTCAACGACGCCTTCATCATTGATATCCAGACGCAGACTGACGTACTGCTCAGTACCATCAGCATGCTCCGCTGCTGCCTGCGGCACTGGTGCCGGTAATTCAGGCAGCATG